AGCTCAGGGTAACTATGCTACCAAGGCTGCCACCACCTGCGTTGGTGATGGTTGCTCCTGCACCAATGCCAGTTCCACTCACAGTCATGCCAGTGGATATGTTTTGACCTGGATTGCTTGTCAGTGTTATTGTGTATGCGGCACTGACACCTGTGGCTGTGGCAGTTGTTGTAACCTGATTGCCCTGTCTAAAAAACACAATGGGTTTGTTCATGTCGCCAGGAATGGCAATGCGACCATTTTCATCAGCAACGCCAATGTTTTCTGGTGCGTATGGATCACTACGCAGGGCAGGCAATTCAATGTTTCTCATTGACATTTCTGCCATGAATATACATTGCTTGATTTCTGTGTCGTTGGTACTGCCTGTGAAGTCTTTGATAAAGTCTACCAGAGCATCGGCTGTTGGAATAATAAACATGTTTTAGCGTCCTTGAAAGAATCTTTTTTCGCCTACTTTTGTAGGATATGGAACTGCAATTGGAATAGGTAATTTACCATGTGGGTAACAAACAAACTGTGGATATTCCCGTTCTACCACTCGGTAAAACTGGGCTTTCAGGGTTTGATCATGTTTGATGGTGTGCCAAGGCATGCCACCAAAGTAGTCATCACCAATTTTAATGGCAATTGCTTTTGGCAAGTCAATCCATTTCCAACCAATGGTGCCATCAGGCATGTAAGGACCCAAGGGATCTGCCACACCTTTTTCTGCCATGGTTCTATATTCTTTTACACCATCCATCACTGCTTGTATATTCATCTGTTCACGTTGAATATAAAACTTGCCATCTTCACGACCTGTTGTGACCTTGATGTTGCCACTTTTGTTATACTCACTTCTGGTCCAATCACCTTTCATGGCGTTGTATAACTTGTCGTTTTTCAACAAACTGTCTGCCACACCATTGTGATTGGTAACTGTGCCACCATAGTCTTGTCTCCAGTAGTCTAGGTTTTTTTCTGGATCTGTGTCATCCAAATATTCGGGTTGATTAATGTCGTTCATAGTATTATTTATACAAAGCAAAAGGGCAGCCGAAGCTGCCCTTTTGATCGCTTACTACTTCCTATTAGGAAACAGAACCAGGACCTGCGTTTACACGACGGACTAGGTTAGCACTACGTGGAGTAGTAACAATTGTTGAGCCTGTAGTAACGTTGTTCAACATTGCGACGCCTGCTGGATTGCGGACCATCAAGGTTCCTTCCATCAAGAACTGATCCAATGACGCATCAGCAGAACTGAATACTTCGTTATTTGGACCTAGGTCACGTAATGAACCCCACTGAACAACTTCTTCATTCAAGAAATAGATTGAGTTAGTTGTGCCTGACTGGTCCATGATCCAAGAATCATAGATTTCGTAAGTGTAGGAAAAATCACCTTCATAAGTTTGAATCGTGTCGCCACGCTCAACATTACGGCGGTTAACGCTGGTGTTAGAACTTACAATGTTATCACTGATAGTAGTGCGTAAACTTGTAGGAACAACCATACAACGGATTTTGGCATTGTAACGTTGTTCAGCAGTAGTAACCAATTGCTTGTATAATACTGGGCTGAAAACTTGGTTAGCAAAACCACTACCTGTTGGAGTGTAGTAATAGTTACCATTGGCAACAACGTATAGTGCGTTGACACCACTTGGGCTACCACTCAACTGGCTCAATGTAGTTGAACTAGAGTCACTTGATGGGTTGTTGTAGTTTGTTTGCAAACCAGCTTCTGTGCCACTAACTGTGTTGAAACTCAACGTGCCAGCATATGAAGCCAATGAACCCATACGACGACCACTGGTGTTCTGATCGCCTGCTGTAGTTTGGCTGTTACCAGTTGCACTACCGCTTTGACCTGAATACTGTGTACCGATTTGGTCACTACGAACCAATTGTTGTTCTACGTCAAACATCAATTCGATTAACTGCTTAACCTGTTGATATGCTTGGGGATCTCCGCCCGATTGCATTACAGCACGAGCAGTACCAGTGGCACCAATAGTTGTTTGGAAAATCTGTGTGAAGTTGTTTAAGTTGTAACGCTGATTTGCTTCTGCATACGCATTGCTGACAGCGGCACCTTCTTGCACAGCATTAACTGCTGGCAAACGATAAATGTCATCAGTCCACAGGGGTTGTGTGCTGTTAACTTTACGCTTTTTGCTCATACACATATTGAGTACGGGCGTGTCGTCTTTAACTCTGTTAGAAACGTCTAAATCCAAATCCTTGACAACGATGTCAGTTGCAAATGCACCAGTTCCATTGCCAATGTTTGTAGTTGAAATAAATGCCATGATAGGCTCCTTAAATTTTATCTACCACCTCTGCCTGCCTTCAATCTTTGAAGTTGGGCCATCAAGAGGTTGTCGCCAGCTTTTTTATCGCCAGCCTTGGCTTGTTCACGAAGTTTATTAATATCGCTGTCACCACCACCACGTTGGCTACTTGAGCCTTTGCGATTTGTCAGTGCCGCCATACTTGATCCAGCCGATTTAGTATTGGGTTTATCTCTGTATCGCAAGCCGTCACGGATTAAACTTAATAATCCTTCATCGCTTGAGATCAAATCAATATTAGCAACACCTGGAACCATCTCTTTGTTGGCATGGGGCCAAACCTTTGCGATCTTGTCACGCACTTCTTTATAAACAAATTCATTTTTCAACTCTTTGTCTGTAAAATTCTTGCGACTTGACGCTAATGCTTCGCTTACCTGCTGACTACGCATCTGTTTGAATTGATCTACAGCAGGTGCCAACTGACTTATTAAGCCCTGTTGTTGTCTGATGTATTCTTCATTGTGTTGCATACTTGCTTGGATTCTGGCTCTGGCTGCTGGATCTTGCGTTCTAGCCATCTGTTGCTGGAATGTTGTTTGATAATTTTGTGTTTTAACAATCTCATCATATGCTCCCTGCAATTTAGGCTGGATAGTAAATTCCATTGCTAAATTTAACCCGTCTTGTTTTGCTCGTGCTTCGTTCATGTATTCATCGAACTCACTACGCTCAATCTTCAACTGTCTTGCTTCTTCGTGTATTGCTGATCCTTGACCCAGAATACTTGCGGCTTTCTTGGCATCAATAACGACTTCTTGTCCGTTACGCATAAATTTAAATTTTGCGTTGGGATTGGTTTCTGTAAACTCCAAGAAATCAATTAATTCGTCTGCACCAGAATCCGTACTATCAGAGCTTACATCTTCATGGGCTTCTGTTTCCAGACTGTCGCTGTCATATTCAGTATCGTTGGTATCACCAACTTCAGCACCATTTGGTGCCACAGGGCTTGAGTCATCTGCCGAATCATCGCGACCTGTTGCAGTCTGTTCAGTAGCACTATTCTGATTACGCATTGCGGTCATCTTAGCGGCTATAGAGTCCAAACTTGGAACTGCACTTTGACTAGTATCCGCCATTGGTTGGTTAGGACTTGTCGTTGTTGTATCTATCATATTTTTCCTTTACATTGGGTCAGTATTACTGATTACCTTGTAAGTTTATTTAGTATTTGTTTTTACTGGTTCGCAGTTTGGTCTGCGTTTTCAGTCTTAATCATTAGGTTTTTCTTATACACAGCACTTTTTAGGGTGTTGATAAAGTTATCTATACCACTCAATTGATTAGCCAAAGCCACACGTTCAGCATTTGCGTCTGAGGTGTGTGTTCTTATGTTGGTCATGGCATCAGCAACCTCAAATTTAAAGTGGTGTATAAACACCGCCAAGTCACGATTTTTCATCAGGTTCTCTGCTGAACTGCCGTATTGTTTGACAGCATCACGCTGACTTGCTGTTAACTTTTTAGGGTTACTGGTATCCATGGTCAGACGCTTGTTATAAGCGTCTACTGCATCTTCACTAATCATTTCTGTTCCTTTTTAAAATTTAACTGTATACTTTTGGATCACCCATAGCCATACTCATAAAGTCCAATTGCGACTCTGCGTCTTGCCCACCAACTTCTGCGGCAATTTGTTGTGCTCTGGCATCGTTTAACTTTGCGGCACTGGTATCTTTTTGCTCTGCTGGACTTGGTTGCTTGTTCTTTGCGGCTTCTTCACCTGCTGTAATCATAGCCATGACTTCTTCATCAGTTGGCAAGTAAGTATTGGCATCCTTGACACCCAACACATACAGGGTATCAGCAAAAGGCTTCTTGACCTTTTTATACATTTCAGGTGTAAGTGTGCCTGCACCAACCATGCCCTGAACCAAGGCATATAAATCACTTTGGCACTTTTGGATAATCTGCAAACGCCCAAGAGCGTTTTCTTCACTTTTCATGCCCAAGGCTAATTCCAGGTGCACTTGATGACGCTCACAAAAGTTCATGTCATCCCATGACAGATAATCTAGAAACTCAGGCTTTTTATCTGGATGGCAAGTTGCGGCAAGTTTCTTCACGCCATAATCATCACCATACTGTATCAGGGTACGCCATACCAACCATATGGCTTCTTTTACACCTTCTGCCGCATTGCGAACAGTATTGTCTTGAATGATTTGGTTTGGTGTCAGTGCCATCTGTAATTTGATGCCACTGTTACCATCAGCCATGACTTCTGGATTGAATACATCTTGTGGTGTAGTCATACCAACCATAGCCATGGTATCTTTTTGTATGCGGTCCATGGCAACTTCTAAGAACTGCAAGTTACCACTTGGAGGAGGAATTTGGTAAATGTCTTTGGCTGGATCAAACTTTGAGTCCAAGATAAAGATGGCACTTTCACCATCCTGCATCATTTCAAAGTCCACACGATCTGGCTTGACACCAATACGTGGAGTAGCTGTCAGCAAGCCCAATTGAATCTCGGCTCTTGCGGCACTGGTGTTGTATTCCTGCATGGGAATAACACTTTCGGCAATACTCATACCATAGAAGTTTCCAGGAAGTGGCTTAGGACACATGTTGGCAACAGGAATAAACTCTACTTCTCTGGCACTGATGATGTATGCACCTGAATAGATTACTTCTACCAATTCTAGTTCACCATCACCATCAATGTCAAACTTGTTCCATACAGTAACGATACTAACTTGACGGCTATCTGGATCAGCACTTGAGGCACTTGATACAGGAATACCCATGATAGGCACACTGTCACGTGCGTGAATGGCTAGGTTGTTTAGCACTGAGCCTGCTTGGTAAGCACCCGATTGATTGTATTCTGCGTGTTTGCGGAATTCTTCTAGGTTAATGCCTGGATATAAGTCCATGGCTTCTTGTATGGTCATTGGGTCGTAGAACCCGCAGAAAGGTTGGTCACGCATTTCAGGCACAGTTGGATCACAGATCCAGTAGTGTTGAGCAATGGGATGAAACTTTACGTTGATGCTGTAGCCAGTTAATTTGTATTTGGCTTTATATATTGTGTTGCGATTGATAGCATCAGTTAGCACATCTGCTTCTACATCTGCCATGGCAGTTTGCATATCTGCGGAGTCAAGCATATCTTCAGAATCCGCAAAACCAGCAATCATGCTTTCTACTTGTGCTCGACCTGCTGAGGCTTTTTCTTCACCCAAGTTCTGTGTGATTTCAGCAACGGCTCGTTCCATGTCAATGCTGACCTTGCGTTTGCTTTGACGCAAGGTCGTCAAACCACTTTCAGCAGCCTGTGCCTCAAATGCTTTTAATTGTTCGTTGGTGCCTTCTGTTTCCACATAACGTGTAATTTGTTCACGCACTGGTTTAATCATCATCATACCATTCTTGTGCATGTTGGCATCCATGACCCAGCGTTCTAGGATAAAGTGCGGGTCATTCATTTGGTTAACAACCTTGCTAACCATGTCAGTGGCTTGCTTGGCGGCTATTTCATCATCTTCTCCGTCTGCCACAAAATCAAAATTGATTTCACCATTGGGCATCAAACCCTTGGCAATAACTGCTGTGGCATAATCAACCACTGGTTTTACACTGGGGTGAATGTAATCAATACCATTAACTGGTGCTGTTGACTCATTTACCGCCAAACACAGGTAATGATAGTCACTGGCACGATTTACTGCGTTTTTAGTGCCCAAATAGCGTAGATAACTAGCCATTTTAATATCCATCATGTTCTTCATACGCACAAAATTGGCGTTGGATTTCTTGTTCTGATTGATGTCCTGCACTGGGGTTTGCTTAATTTCCAACATTATGTGGTTTCCTTAACTAATGAGTTATTTAGCATCAATGGAACTCACCAGGCATAATGATACGGGGCTGGTTTTGTTCCTCTACACGCCTAGCGTACTCTTTGGCAACTACCAAATCGCAGGCATGGCAATGCTTGCTTTCATCCTCATCGTCAAATTCATAGATGGTATGTGGGATTGCATTGGCAATCATCATCATTTCAAACACCTGTGCGTGTTGTTCACACATGATAAGTGGTGGTTGTTCGTTTATTGCTGTTATGTATCTGCCTGTCTTTTCCATGTTATTCCTTGTTGTATTCTTCCAGCAATTGGTATGGGAAACTACCATGCTGAACCAATAATTGATATTGGTAGGGTTTTAATTGTTTGCCAATCAAGTCAAACCTGCTGCCAGCAAGATTCTCACCTGCCTTGGCAAACAGGGGATTTAGTCTGTAATCATTTATAACCTTGCGTCCGTTGCCATAATCATGTTCGTAGTAGTTCAAGAACACAAACTCTGTGGGCAAGATCGTAATAATACCATCCTCGCACTTGGCTGTTTCTATGTCTGCTTGCCAACGGGCGTCAATCAGCAAGCCATGTCTAAAACCAGTGATCACGCTGTTAATCAGCAAGTATTCCATTTTGACTGGATCAAACTTGCCAGTATAAACAATGTCCACATCATGTGTTGCCGCTATATTGGTTAAACTGCGTCCAACTATATGTCCAATATATCCACTGTGTTCAATAGTGTACTCCATGTCTCGTATCCATGCTAAAATAGCTTGGGGTGAGGGCTTTGACCATGCACGTTCTGTGCTAACTGGTCCTCTGGTATATTTCATATCTGATCCTTGTAATTTAATTCCGAGATGTTTTTTTCTGTGTAAACTTGTCGCACATAATCTATGCCACTGAAGTCTGCGTATTGTTGTAGGGTTCTTTTGTTGCCTATTCCATACACGCCAAAATCCTTGCCTGTTGTAACTCGGTTTACTCGTTGTTTGCTTTGAGTGCTAAACTCATGCCATTTGGTAGCACTGGCTTTTTCAACTATTTTATCTGCCCAGTGCTTGCTACGATACTTACCAATGTATTGGTGGTAAAGTGGCATATCTGGCATATGGAACAAGTTGTATCCGTTGGTCCAAAGTCGTAAGGCAAGACTACATTCTTCTCCACTAAAATACAAGTGCGGATCATATGGCACACGCTCAACTAGGTGTCCAGGTCCAAACAAGCAACCACCAGCAACCAAACTACCATGCACAGGTTCCTGCTTTTTATAGTAGGTGCCTTTGGCACTGGCATGTTGGTCTTGCGGATCTTTAAATGTGTTTTCTGTATTGACTATCAAAACCTGACAATCTTTACTGCGTTGAGTTTTCTTTAAGTTGGTTAGATCACCATCTACAATTTCAAACGAATACGGGTAACTACTAATTATGGGCCAGGCATGATACTGCTGTAGGTGTAAGTGCTGTTCAATAAAAGTCTTGTCCCAATCCTTGTCAAAGATAGTATGACTATCTATTTGGAAATAGTATTCTTCCGAGTCATACAGGGTTTGCACCATGTGCCTAGCCCAACACGCACCACGTGCCAAGTGTGGCTCAATACGCACATATCTAATTTGCTTTTTAAAAGCAAAGAAGTTTGGATCAAAAGTTTCTAATCCATAACTTTGGTCAACAATACCAAACACCAAACTATCTTTGTAGTGTGCATTGTCGTATGCTTCTTTTACTGTGGTTGCTAATAATGGATCTCTATAACTTGCTATGCTTACAAATATTTTCATTTCTATTCCCTAGTCTGCTGAGAAGGTCTTCTTCCAAGCAGGTTTATTACTATTATCCTTTACTATATATCTATCTCTTTGAGCAGCCATGCGTTGTTGCGGTGTGCGATTATCCCATGGTTCAGCAATGCCTTGTAAGCAAGCCATGACAGCATAACGAGCACTATCAATACAATCATCTGGATCACTGAATCTGCCCTTTTCATCCACAAAGTAGTTTTGTGCTTCACTTAAAAAGTGAGTGCAGTTTTCATTTACCATCAGGCTACCAACTTCCAGCATTTGACGCATTTGGTTGATACCATAACTCTTGTGATTGGTTACTCGACCCTGTGGATCAGGCGGGTTCATAATAGCCCGTTCATACACATTCAGTTCGTATTGTTCAAATAACTCACGTATACTGTTGGCACTCATGGTGTATCTGCCAGCAGTACTTGCGTCAGCAGGTAAAACTATAGGACAGCCAAATACTTCTGGTCTAAGCAAGTGATTGATATACTGAGTGGGCACAGCTTCTTCAATGCCTTGCACAACAATTTGTCTATGTAAGTAAGCAGTTTTTTCATGTGGTTCCCAGTACATTAGGCTAATAACAGTTTTGTCATTGACCAAGCCCAAGTCCAGTGCAATCACTCGCTGTATTCGGGGCATGCGTAAGAAATCAATCTCACCTGTTTTGTATGTGGGCCAGTTTCCAATTTGGAACACAGCACCTTTACCCATGACAGGTCTGCCAGCAATACGTGCTTCACGTTCATGTGGCAAGTAGTCACGTTCTAGTTGTCTGCGTGTTTCTTTGAGTAGGAATGGTTCTCCCCATGGGCTGTATTCAGGAACATCATCCCACGACACTCTGATGTATTCGTAGCCTTCTTCTTTGTTCCAGAATTTGCTTACTAATCCGTTGAGTCCCTTGAGTGGTGTAAATGAGCACAGGACTTTACCTTGTGTGGTAGCAGTACGTGTAACAATCTCACTGAAGAAGTCATCTGGTGGTTGCTCGTCAAAAACTGCCAAATTAAGTTTAAAACCTTGCAGTTGTCTTACCTCTTGAGTGTAGTTAGCAAACAGTAGATAGCTATTGGAACCACTAGTATGCCTAACTTCAACACCAATACAGTTAGCACCATCATTACGCATAGTGTCAACCACAATGCAGTCACGAGGTATAGCACCAGTGCCAAGATTTTCTGTAATTTTGACATCCTGTGTTCCAAGCAATTCGTTCTGTAATACCAACGCAACCTGCGACCAACCTTCACCAGCAACCATGCAAGTGATAGGTGTGGTAAAGCGATAGCCTTCCCACCATTCAGGATATAATCCAGT